GGGTGGTAAAGCTTCCCGCCATCAGCGTCGATGTATTGGAGGGATGACAGCGTGCCGTCAGCCGCGAACAGCGGCGCCATGAGGCGGCCGTCGCCGGTAATTCTCAGGCCGTGGGCGGCAACGCCCTTGCGCATCAGGTAGGGGTGGTCCGGGCTGGCGGCACCCGCCTGTGACCAGATCAGCTCCACGCTGTCGGCCGCGCTGGCGGCTCTGGCGTCTCGCGCCGCGCGAGCCTCGCCCTGCCGACGGGAGACGCCAGCAATCTCTACGCTGGTGAGTTCGCGGCCAATGTCGGCTCGCCACGTGCTAGATGCACCCGTCCGCCAGTCACCAAACATGCCTGCGGGAACGCCATCGGGGAAAAATACATACCAGCCGGGTTTGTCGTGGCCCGCCTGGCCTTTGCTCCCCGTCTGGTAGCGGTGGAGTTTTCCGTCCATCTCAATGGTTGGGGGAGGCGTTATCCCCGCATCCGCCATCGCCTGCCGGATCTGGTCGTCAAGCGCCACTGGCGTTGGCAAGCGCCACGGACCGCCGAATATCTGCGTCACATCAACCATTATTTTCGTCTCCCGTTACGATGAGGGTTGCACGCTCGTGCATTCTGTGCAAATTAAATCCAGCCCGACCGGATCAACCGACTGGGCGCAACAGGAACAGACACATGGCAATCACGCTAAGGCGCACCAGCGCGCTGGCGACCAATGGCGTCAAGCTGCTGGTTTACGGACAGGCTGGCGCAGGCAAGACTTCCCTTATCCCCACACTCCCCAACCCGATCACGCTATCCGCCGAAGCTGGCCTGCTCTCGATCGCTGGCGCCGACCTGCCCTACATCGAGATCGGCAACATTGCGGACTTGACTGATGCGCGCGACTGGCTGGCGTCGTCAGCCGAGGCGGCGGACTATCAGTCTGTCGCGCTGGACAGCATCAGCGAAATTGCCGAGGTCGTGCTTGGCGACGAAAAGCGCATCGCAAAAGACCCGCGCCAAGCTTACGGCGCGATGCAAGAGGCGATGGCTTATATCATCCGCGCATTCCGCGACCTTCCGGGCAAGCATGTCTATATGTCGGCAAAGCTGGACAAGTCGCAGGACGAGATGGGTCGCGTTATGTACGCGCCGTCGATGCCCGGCCAGAAGTCCGGCCAGCAGCTGCCCTACTTTTTCGACGAGGTCTTGGCCCTGCGCGTCGAGAAAGACGCTGAAGGCGTACCGCAACGCGGCCTGATGTGTGACAGCGACGGCCTATGGCTGGCCAAGGATCGCTCTGGCCGCCTCGACGCTTGGGAAGGCCCGGACCTTGGGGCGATCATCAACAAGATACAGGGAGCGTGAGATGGAAAATCTCGCAGCCCTCTGGCTCGAAGCCAAGACCGCCGAAGCCGACGCCACCGAACGCCGCCGGTCGATCGAGGACCGGATGCTGGCTCACGAACTAAACAAGTGGGCGGGCTACAGTGTTCGGATCAGCTCCCGCGACAACTGGAAAATCGACAGCGACAAGCTGCAGGCAATTGCCGAAGAACGCGGACTGATTGCGCATCTGGGCCACCTGTTCCGCTGGAAACCAGAAGTGAACATGGCGCTCTGGAAAGCCGCCGCGCCTCTGATCACCGACGTTCTGTCCGAAGCAATAACCGTGACGCCCGGCCGCGCGTCATTCTCCATAACCAAAGATGAGAAACAATCATGAGACTTGATGAAACCATTAACGTGAAAAGCCTGCCCGAAAACGATCGCTCTTACGATCCGGTTCCGCCGGGCTGGTATGCTGCGCGCGTCAACTCTGCCGAGGTCAAAGCGACCAAGGCCGGGACCGGCCAATATATCGCCGTGCGTTACGACATCATTGGCCCCTCTCATCAGGGCCGTGTGATTTTCGGAAACCTGAATATTTGCAACCCGAACGCCAAAGCCGAAGAAATCGGCCGCCAGCAGCTTGGCGAACTGATGCGCGCCATTGGCCTTGCCGAGATACAGGACACGGACCAGCTGATCGGCGGAACGTGCGAGATCAAGCTCGACGTAAAAGCTGCTGATGGTGATTGGCCTGCGCGGAACGGAGTCCGCGGCTGGAAGCATGGGGGGGCGCAGGCTGCTGCGCCAGCCGCCAAGCCTGCTGCGACCGCAGCCAAATCCCCGCCTTGGAGGAAATAGGATGCAAATCCCGCCGCCGCAGAATGGGCTCGTTACCCTAATCGACAAACGCCATGCTGAGGCGGCGGGGCGTATGCCTCGCCCCCACATGGGCGCAAGCACGCTCGGCCAGGCTTGCGAGCGACGGCTATGGTTGTCGTTTCGATGGGCCGTGATCGAAGAGTTTGAAGGCCGGATGCTGCGCCTGTTCCGGCGCGGGCAGAACGAAGAGGCGACGATCCTCGCTGACCTCGAACTGGCTGGCGTCAAGATAGAAACCACGCAGGCTTATTTCACGTTTGGCGGACACGTATCGGGATCAGCGGACGCCATCGTGTCCAACGTGCCCGAAGCGCCGAAAGCGCACCACGTTGCCGAGTTCAAAACGCATTCAGACAAGAGTTTCTCCGCGCTGGAAAGGGACGGTGTTGCTAAATCCAAACCAGAGCACTGGGTGCAGATGCAGGTTTACATGCACGGCGCTGGGCTGGATCGGGCGCTCTATGTCGGCGTCAACAAAAACGATGACCGGCTGCACATCGAGCGCATCCATTATGACAAGGCTGCGGCGCAGGCTGCGATTGATCGCGGCCACAGGATTAGCCAAAGCGACCGCATGCCGGAGCCAATCGCGGGCGCGTCGCCCGCTTGGTACCAGTGTAAATTCTGCCCAGCATACAATTTCTGCCACCATACCAAACTGACATGCGAAGTGAACTGCCGGACGTGTGCTCACGCGACGGCGCGGCCTGACGGGTACTGGCATTGCGGCGTGTTCGATGACGTGATCCCCGTCCCCGCGCAGCGCAAGGGCTGCACCAGCCATGTCCTGCACCCGGACCTTGTGCCGTGGACCATGGCTGACAGCCCGGACGGCGTGATGGGGGCATGGGTCATCGACGGGAAGATCGAGAAGAACGGCGACCCGGAAGCGGGCGGCCGTACCAGTCTCGACCTCATTAATTCGCAAGTGCCGTTCTGATGGCGCTCAGAGAATACCAACGCCGCGCAATCGACATGCTCAACGACTGGTTTAGCCGCCACGAAACGGGACACCCCTGCCTTGAGATGCCGACCGGGTCGGGCAAGAGCCATGTTATCGCCGCTTATTGTCAGGAGGCTTTGTCCGAATGGCCAGAGACGCGCATCCTGATGCTGACGCACGTCAAGGAGCTGATCGAACAGAACGCGGCCAAGATGCGCGAATACTGGCCCACAGCCCCGCTGGGCATTTACTCCGCTGGCCTGCGCCAGCGGGATGCCTCGCAATCAATCGTGTTTGGCGGCGTGCAAAGCCTGGCGCGGAAAGCGGACGAGATTGGCCACATCGACCTGCTGATCGTGGACGAGGCGCACCGCATCCCGGCGGGCGCCGCTGGCCAATATCGGGATCTGATTGACGATCTTACGAAGATCAATCCGGCCCTGCGCGTCATAGGCCTGACGGCCACGCCTTACCGGCTTGGGCATGGCATGATCACCGACCCGCCTGCGCTGTTCTCAAGCCTGATCGTGCCGGTGACTTACATGGAGTTGCTGAAGACCGGCCACCTTGCGCGGCTGACGTGCAAGCGCACGGCGACGACTTACAACCTCGACGATGTGCGGCGGCGTGGCGGGGAGTATGTCGAGGCTGATCTTGATGCGGCGGTTAACGACCTGAAAACAAACGAAGAGGTTGCAGCCGAGATCATGCGCAACGCGGAAGACCGGAAAAGCTGGATCGTGTTCGCCGTCTCGGTCGCGCACGCATATGGCCTGCGGGATGCGCTGCTGCGTCAGGGCGTGACAGCGGCGACGGTCGTGGGCGAGACGCCATCCGCCGAACGCGCCGAGATCATTGCAGCCTTCAAGGCGGGCGAAATACAGGCGATCACGAACGCCAACGTGCTGACGACCGGGTTCGATGCGCCGAACGTGGACCTGATCGCCGCTTGTCGGCCCTCGCTCTCGACCAGCCTCTACGTACAGATGCTCGGCAGAGGCACGCGCACAGCTGAAGGCAAAAAGGATTGCCTCGTGCTGGACTTCGCCGGGATCGTCTCGACGCATGGGCCGTTTGATAATCCGGTCGTGCGCAAGCCAGGCCAGAAGGGCGGTGATGCGCCGGTAAAAGTTTGTCCGGAATGCGATACGCTGGTCCACCTGTCGGTGATGTTATGCCCGACCTGCGGCCATGTATGGGAGCGCAAGGGGCCAACCCTTAAACTGCACGATGACGCAATCCTGAGCGACGCGGCGGATGCGCAGGTAATGAGGGTAGGAGACTGGCGCTGGTCAATCGACAAAGCCAAGTCTGGCGTCGATATTCTGTCGGTGCGCTATTATGAGGAGGCACTTGCCGGCAGGATCATACGCGAGACGTTCCCGCTCTGGCATGGTGGCGGCGCAACTCACATGGCAATGAAGCGGCTGGCTGGGATTGCGGCTAGGATCAATACAAGCGTTCCGAATATGGATAGGATGAATATCAATGATTTTGAAACGTGGCCCGCGCCGGCGGAAATCAGCTACCGCAAGAACGGCAAATTCTTTGACGTTGTTAAACGGACCTGGCGGAAACCTATCCGGGCGCGTTGGCCATTCGGTGGAGGTCTTCCGCCCGATTTCTGAACACGTCGAGCAACGCGAGTTCGTTTCGTGGTTCCGGCAGACCTACCGGCCCGTGCGGATCTTCGCCATCCCGAACGGCGAGGCGCGCAGCAAGGCGACGGGCGCGCGGCTGAAGCTGGAAGGCGTCAGCCCCGGCGTGCCGGATCTGTTTGTCCCTGCGTGGGGCGTATGGATCGAGATGAAGCGCGCCAAGGGCGGGACAGTGTCAGCCGTGCAAAAGGACTGGCACGCTTACCTAAGATCGATCGGCCAGCGGGTGATTATCGGTTACGGGTTTGAGGATGCGAGGGCAAAAGTAGCGCAGTTGGTTAGGTAGGCAATCACGAAAGCCTCCTATCGATCCAGTCGCCAATCTGTGAGCCGAAGCAGGCAACAAGACCGGCCCCAACAAAGCCTGCGCCGATGAAAATATCCGCAATCACCCGACCGCTTTCCGTCTGCGCTTCGCGTCGGCCGCAAAATCTGTGACGGGCTCCGGTGCGCCGTCCACGCGAAACGCGTAAGCCTCGCAGCGCGCGTTGTAGGTGTCGCGCGGCATGCGGTAAAACGGCGACGTCTCGCCCGTGCACTGGGGGCGGGGCCACAGCGCGAGCGCGTGACAGCCTTGGCAGGTCTGGGGTTTTGCGGCGGCTTCTCGCGCCAGCGCCAGCGTGTTGGCCTTCTGTCCGTATTGATTGCGGCCCTGATTTCGCGGGTTCATTTCGCCCACGTCTCCAGCCCAACTTCGCCTTTTGACACTTTGTTTATCAGCAGCATCAGCTCGTAAGACGGCCGCGCCTTGCCCCGGCGCAACTTGGATATATGCGCGCGATCACGGGCAAAACGCTTGCCCGCCTCATCGTCTGACCATTGAACTTGTTCTAACCACTGTGCGAATGTCATGCAGAATATGTGCAGCAAATGCCGGGCTGGCGTCAAGAAAATAATTGCACGAGATGCACGATAGTAATTGACCGTTAATGCACGGCGTGCACAATGGGGGCAACGAAACAGGAGCCAATATGACCCACGAAACAGAAGCCGACGCGATCTGCGAAGCTGGCCACAAGGCCGGCAAGTCGATCCTCGCCGCGATCGATGACGCCTATTATGCACTCGGAGCCCGCAAGGTCCGCCGCGTGTTTGATGCGATGGTGGAAAGCCTTGCTGGCGAGATGCCCTCAACTGAGTGCGACCTGTTCACAGCGTCCGCATACGAAGCTCTCCCCGATGCACTGTCCACGGCTGTTGAACGTGCGGAAATCAACGCCAACGCTTGGCGCGCTTACGAGGTGTTCGTTGGCGATGCGCGCGAAGCCGCTGCTGAGGACCGCGCCGACTATTACCGCGATCTGGCCCGCGACGAGCGGGTGTCGGCATGACCCGCAACCCAATGACCGCCAGCGAAGCGCGCCGGAACGTCGCTGAGATGACCAGCAAGACGCCGGCCAACGCCCGCAAGCGTCTGCTTCAGATCGCGCTTGGCCCGCTGGGCAACCTCTCTGACGAGGCCCGCGCCGTCTATCAGGCCGCGCTTAACGCCCAATCGGGTGCAGCATGATCCGCCACATTCAATCCCTCACCCGCCCTGCGTTTGACCTGCAAGCGCACCTAGCACGAAGCGCCGAGGTGTCTGCGTTCGACCTGACCGCGTGGGTTCGCCCGCGTCAGACGGTCAACGTGGTGCGCTCGACGTGCGCGAAGCTGCGGAGGGTGCTGTGACTGACGATGAAATCAACAAGGCGCGCGAAGCGTACCGTGAGGCGCTTTCGGTGCCATGGACGCTTGAAGACGAGCGCTTCGCAACTGTCAAAAAGCTGATCGAGAGGATCACCGTCGAGGTCGAAGAGCAAATTCTCTACGCCGTACAGGACAACATGGCGAGCAACATTGCGCACAACGTGGCGACTTGTGCAGAGCGAGCCATCCAAGCGGTTCTGCGCGGCGATGAAGACCAGTTCCGCCGTTGGATATACGCCGACAAGCGCGGGTACACGGGCCGCGAGAAGGCTGGCGAAGTCATCCACGGAAAGCTTTTCGAGACGTCCGCCATCGCTCTGCGGCGCAAGCTGGTCGATGCGTATCCCGAGCTTTTGAAAGACGAGCGCATTCTTGATCTTGAGGCGCAGGTCGCCGCGCTGATTGAAACCAATCAAAAACAGAACGTCGAGATCGAGCGCCTTCGCAGGGAGATCACATGATCGCCGCCCTGCTGAACCTGCTGCGCACGCTCGCGTGGCCGTTTCCCGAACTCCCGCATGAGGACGATATACCGTGACCCCCACCGAAATTGACCGACTGTGCCAGGCCCTGATCCTCGCCGCGCCTATGGCTGTGCTGGGCATTCTGATATTTGTAGCTGCGTGGTTGTGGCCGGTCAGGCGATGATCACCACAAGAGCGGCCCCGACGCCTAAGCGCCGGGGTCTGCATGTCAGAGCGGGTTGCGCTTGAACCATGAGAACGCCACAACGCCGATGGCGACCGTGACGATGACAGCCGAAAGCTGGTCAATGCCGGGGATCGGCGTCTGCTGCGAGATGGTGAGCCAGCCGATTGCGTAGGCGATCACCGCCGCGAGGCCGACCGCGACCAGGAAATTTTTTGTTTTCTCATCCATAGGCACGCCCTCCGAAATGCGCCGCAGCGCGGTTAACTCAGTGAACAGCCGGCGCCCAGCCATTGCGAGACGTTGGACGTAGCATAGTCTCTGGCCGCCTGCGGCCATGTGTCGAACTCGGCGCGCGTGATGGCCTCGGGCGCCTGGCCCCGGCAGAACTCGATCAGCAGCGCGGCGCGTAGATCCTCAACTGGTTTGACCGCTTCGGTCGTTTCGGAAAAGGACGCTCCCGATTTCGTCTGACACGCTGCCAGCGTCGGGATAACCGCCGCCACTATCGCGAGCCTCAATAGCCGCATCCGCATGTGTTCTTTCCTCTGTGACAATCTCTGCCGATCGCGCCGTAACGGCTTCCTTGATCTGCGCTTGCTTGACGGCCGCGGCCTCGCGTTCGGCCTTGCGGCCGGCTTCCTTGAGGTTGCGCTTGACCACTTCCCAGCCGACCACAAACACGAACGCCGCCGCGATCCAGCGCGCCAGCGGGTTGTCGGTGAAGAACTTGACGACTGCCGCCCACGTCATTTCAGCACCTGCGTTGCGTTAACCATTCCGGTTGTCATCACCTTGGTCCCCTTCCTGCGCATCAGCCAGCCAATGCCAGCGACGACTGCCGTGGCGATCAGCGCAATCACGACAGGATCGCGGCTCAAGTCAAAGGCGATGGCGCCCACGGCAGTCCCGACGCCTAGCCTGGCGGTCACGATCTGGATCAGCGAGCCGGCGCCGACAATCACCATGCCGACGCCGCGTTGGCTCTCGCTCATGTTCTTCGCGCCGTTCTCGGGCAACACTTCGCCATAGGGGATTGACCGCACATCAACCGACTTCGGCGCGATCACGACAGGGTCAGGCGGGGGCTTGGCGTCCACCTTGGGCGCCGCGGGAGAGCTTGGCGGCGCAAGGGAGACGGCTGGAGCAGAGACTACCGGGGGGGCTGGGTTGGGGGCTGTCCCCTCCGGTAGTTCCGCCGTGTCTGGCGAAAGGGCTCCGCCAGGCGCAGCTTTGACAGGATTGGGCCACGGCTTCTTGAGCGTGGCGCTTACATCCGGCCGCGCCGCGGGCATGTCCTGCCGGGCACGCATCAGGGTATCCTCCAGCGTGGTCGTGCCGTTCGTGTCAATCTCGCCGCGCTCGTCAAGCTGGAATTGGATAACGCTTGGACTGCAAGCGCCCTCAAACGGAAATCCAGAGAAGACGCAAGCCTCGGCCAGCCTGCGGCGATACAAGCCTTTCGTGCGTTTAGCCTGCGCCCGGCAATTGCGCGGGAATTGCAGCAGCCCGTCAGCATAAGATCCCGGCGCCATAACGTTGCCTTTGTCCGTCACGCCGCCATTCAGGCAGGCTTTCAGACTGCGCGGGAGATAGCCGAAATTATAGGCCATCGATGTCAGCGCCGCGAACTCGCCAGCGGTCAGCGGGACCGTGATGCTATCGCGCACGATGGCTGCAGCGCCCTCGACGTCCTCGCGCAGCCAGGCATTAGCCTCGTCGAGCGTGCAGCGATCCCCGCGCCTGACGCCCTTGGTATGGCCCCAACCGATCGTCCACGGATCGCCCAGCCCCTTGCCGGTTTTCGCCAATGCGCTTGCCGGGTCCGGGTAGGCATTAAGGTGCAGCCCCTCGAACCCCTGAATGAGGGCAATCGATTGGTCCGTGACGATGTGATCACCCGGCGGACGGCGGCGCAGGATTTCTATTGCCATTCTCTTTGTCCTCGGTCAGGTCGGCCTTGGTCTCGCTCTTAACCTTTCTCAGGTCCTCAATAAAACGCCTGCGGGCTGTTGTGCGGCCCCCGCGCGAGCCGTTATCCTGCGCCTCTTTGCGTTTGCTCATGGCGATCTGGACGCTCAGCAGCGCCTGCGCCCCCACGGAACCGCATAGCTCAAGCAAAATTACCCAAAACAGGGCGAAAGCATCCCTGAACCCTATGCCGTCCCAGCCGGGGATATAGCGGTCAGGGAAACGAAACACCGCGGGCAGGCCGGGGTCGCCCACGCTTTTGGCCGTGGCGGTCGTGCGTGCGTCCAGCCGCTCGCCCTCGATGGCGCCTATCTGCTCATCCAGCGCCGACAATTTCTTGCGCGCCTCGTCCTCGTAGGTTGCGATCTGCGCTTCAAACGCCGTCAGGTTATCGTTCCCGCCGATGCCGTCGGACAGGACAAGCCGCATGCTTTCGCGTGCGCCAGCTACCAGCCTGTCACGGTCGGCGCGGATAGCCGCCCGCTCCGCGTCGATGCGCGCCAGCCGCGCGTCTGCGCTTTGGACCGTTACCGTCTCCGTCTGCTGCACGCTGGCGGTTTTTCGATAATTGTAATCCGATCCCTCGGTGACAAATCCTAACGCCGCGACACAGCACGCCACCAGCGCCATCGACCAGATCACGCGCAGGGTCGCCGTTGCGGCGCCGGGAAGCTTCTGGGCTTTCATCCATACCAGGCACAGGCCGCCCGCGATCACGAACAGGCGGAACACGATGCCTGCGGACTGGAACGTCAGCTCCATGCCAGGCGGTGCAAGGCTGCGATAAAAACTTGCATCCCAAATAAAGAGCGTGATGCAAGCGAGCGAGACCGCGACCCACAGCGCAGTCAGCGCCACGGCGCTAATCGTAAAAGCTGGCGCGTGATCCCGAAGCCAGCGGCCAGCGGTGATGGCGTCTGCGCGGAGCGTCATCGCCCCAGCCCGCGAAACTCTGCCCACTTGTCGATGCCCAGTTGCAAAATCGCGAACAGGCCGACCGCCATGAAAACGTAGCCCAGCGCCGGGATACGTGCCCACACGCTGCCCTTGGTCGTCTCCTGCAGCGTGTCAACTTCGCGCTTCTGGTGCGACAGGTCGTTAGCAAGCGCGTCTAGCTTGTGGCTGATGACCGTCAGCGCTGACTGGATTTCGGTGTTCTGGCTGCTCAGCGAGCCGAATTTCGTTCGCATCTCGGTCTCAATCGCCAGGACTTTCGCGACTACCTGCTCCACGTCTTCGCTTCGCGCGGCCCGTTTCCGCAATTGCTCGACGTCCTCGCCCAGCTCGCGCAGCTCGCGTTTGATTGTTTTGATGCGTTCCGAAACCTCATCGTCCACAGCCCAACCTCAAAAACAGCCCTGAAACCCTTTAACCGATAGGGACTGCGGGGTCTATGCTGGCAGGAAAAAGCGCATTCTCACGCACAAGTGATTTGCAATACTCAATGTAACTTGGGGCTGTAACCTTCCCGCAAGGTTTCGACAGTATAGATTGAGTGGACCGGAGTAATCCGGCGTTGTTTGACAATCAGTCTACTGAGAAGGACCCTCAGAATGTACGACACGCAATTTCGTGCGCTTGCCGCCTCTAATGTTTTGATGTGGCTCGCAATTGGTTTCGGCGCTTTGCCTTGGTGGCTTGGCGCTACCGAAACCCTCGACTGGATCGTCGCCGCTGGAATGTCAGCTGCTCTGATCTCGGTCTCCCTAATCCTCTCCACTTGCGTCACGCGGTTTGGCGAGGCTACGGAGCACAGGCACTACCTCACCGCGGGCTTGACGATTGGCCTTGGCCTGGTGCTGGTGATGATCGAGGCGGCTATGACCCACCAAGGTCTAGCCTGGCTCGACGCCCGCAAAGACCTTGGCCCCGATTGGGCCTTGTGGGCGGCAAGCTTCGGCCTCTCGTTCTTCAATGTCTTCTCGCTCTACACGTTCGCAAGAGACATGAAACGGAAGCCGGTAACGAACCCCGCTCGCCAGCTCGCCAATATCCGCTGGCGCAAAGTCGCCTAACCAAGAAGCCCCCGCCTTAACCGGCGGGGGTTTTTTACGTTGTGAGATTGTTCGCAACCACGGTTACACCTACTCCGACCAAATATGTCGCGGCCGTTGCAAAATCGCGGATAACATTTCCCACAATAAGCACACGCTCCCATTCGGCATCACAGCGAATGCCATAAGTGCCGTTAATAATTGTGTTGCCGGTGAATGCAACATATTGGCCATTTGCTAAAGTGTCAGCGAAAAAGTCCACCACGGGTCCAGTGGTGTTGACGCGGTGAAATACGTTGCCGGTTACGCTGACGCGCTGCACAAACCCTGCTGCGATGGCGGAAACGTATAAAGCCTCGGCCACCGATGCCGTCACGGAATTGCCGCTGACAACTAGCCCAAACAGGTTTCCGCCGTTGGATTGAATGTTTATCCCTTGGTTGACCGGCGATAAAACAACATTTCCAGAAACCGTCAGTGCACGAACGGGCGTGCGAGCGTCTACCAAAATTCCGTAACCGCTCGCGCTTTCGATACGGTTGATGATGTTGTCAGACACCACAAAGCTGTCGCGGTTGTGGTAGGCGAAAGGCTGCAAAAGTATGCCGGTTGTATTGGCCGATATAATCTGGTTGCCTGTGATCGTTCCATTTGCGCCTTGATAAACTAGCCCATCTCCGTCAAACGCAGTTTCGTGTTCGCCGACGTTGCCGATGAAGCTGACAAACTCTGAAGCAGGATGCGCATCAAGAAAACTGTCGGTCATGGCGCGGCAGACGCAACCCTTGACGGTTCCAAATCGATTAACGCCGCTGGTCCCGCCAATCGTGACGAAGTGGCGCAAATCCTCGCCTCTTCCATCCGTGACTGTAAACCGCTCGCAGCAATCGTAAAACGCAAAGCCGTATGATGCGCCCACTGCGTCGTCGCCGTTTGCCGCCTCGCAAGCAATGACGCTGATATCCTGCGCCCCGTAAAACTCAACAGCCGCATACGCCCAATCGCGAAACCGGCAATTCCGAAAAGTGACGTTTTTCCCGTAAATAAACCGAACGCCATACTGACCATAAGTCAGACCGCGCCCGACAAGCGACACGTTTTCGAAGTGGACGTTTTCAACCAGTGTTGGTTTGTAAAGCGTCAGCCCGGTTGTGTACGCATCGTAAGACGAGCCGTACAGATTCAGAACTGTTGCTCCCGTTTTGGCTTTGACTTTGAACCATTGCCCGCACGTTTCGCCGCTATCGGTTGACCAGACGTTAGTAGATTTCAAAAGCAAATCTTGATCAACGGTGTAGCCAGTATTGTTGGCGACAGTCAGCGTTCTATCGGTGTAAGCAACCGCAGATAATGTTGTGTCGGCCGTTCCCAGCGACCCTTCAAACGCAATCCCAATAGCAGACGCGGCGAGGCCCTGCGAAAAATCGATTGTGCCGTTGCGAACAATTGTATTTGACAAGCCAGTCAGCGCCGCATCGCAGCGGTATGTCAGACCAAGCAAATCAAGAACGCCGCCGCTTGTAGCTGTCAAGGCGGCTTGCAATGCCGCAGCGTCGTCAGACGAATTGTTTCCAACTGCTCCAAATTGGCGCGGAGTTAGAATAGTCGTGTCAATGCGAAACCAGCGCCCCGCGCCGCCGCCGTCAATTGCCAGAACCGTCCCGCCGTTCACTGCGGTGGTTGAGCCTGCTTCGTATCTCCACGCTCCGCCCCCTCCGTCGCCTGGCGTTGCGCGCCCAGTGACTTCACAAATTGCCCCATTGGTTAAACCATTGACAGCGGTTAGCGCTGTCATGTCTGCGTATGTCAGGGCTGAAAACACGCCGTTTGGTTTTGTGATGGCGTTTAAGTCACTAAAAACCAGCGTCCCGTTTTTGTCCCTGACAACTATTGAATAAGATGCTTGATTGATAAGCAGCGTTCCGGGGCTGCCGCCCCGCGAGGGATACCCCGCCAGCGTGCGGATCGGCTGCGCAGCGGTCGCCGTTAGCGATGCATCCCAATACACGGTAATGGGCGAAACTTCCGGGTTGACCCCCGCCGTGCCGATGTAGATATATCCCGCATCAAGCGGCTGGCCTGATCGGTCGAAGAAGACCGTGAACGGTGAGGTAACTTCGCTGGTCATTCTGTTGCCTCACGTCCCATGCCTGCTTCGTATGGCGCCGCGCTCTTGGCCGCCACACCCATGCCGATAGTTGATGAAATCGCGCTGCGCAGCCACTGGTCGGGATCAGTAATGCCAGCCTCACGCGCCCACTTCCTGAACGCGTTGCTGTTCTTCGCGGCGTTGTAGATCTTCTGGTTGACTTGCTGCTTTGTCGAAACGTTGATCACAAGCTGTTGCCATTCAGGGGACGCAAACAGGTCGCCGGCAGAGCCAAGCTTGTTCTTGTTGCTCTTCGTCAGGGCTTCCACTATCGGCCCGACAATTGGAACACCCATTACGGTCTTGCTACCGACCGTCTTGCGCAGCACGCCCTCAACCAGCCCTTCAGCCATCAGCCCCTGCACCAGCGCCTGGTTGGCCTGCCCCGTTGTCTTGACGTTCGCCCGCGCCTCGGTGATGCGCTTGGAAATCTTGAAAAGGTCGTTGAGGAATTGCTCGTTTTCGGGTCCCAGCGTCTCAATGACTTTTTTGTAGACTACCGAGTTGTCGCGCAGGTTCTGATAGAGCTTTACATAGTTTGAAAACCCAAAGGCGTTGGTTTTGTCCTCTTTAGCTATGGCTGCAATCGTTGATGCAACGGCTTTCTTACGCAGATCGGCGGGCAACTCATCAATGATGCGATTAAAACCTGCGACATCGCCTTTTGAGCCGCTTTGAAGAGCTGCGGTAAGCTTGCGCGCAATTGATCCGGTGCGAGGATCACCGAACAAGCTGACGATGGTTTCTCCTAATTCGCTTTGTTTGGCATAAACTTGATTGGCCAATTTAAAATCATTAGCCATCTGTTTCCCGCCAAGACGTTCAACGGCAAGCAACTGATCTTCGGCAAGAACGCCATAAAGTCTGTTCAGGATGGCTGTGTTAACGTCGCCATATGGGCTGTTTTGCTTTCTTTTAGCGGCCCCGATATCCTGCCTTAAACGCACCAGCTCGTCGTACATAACCGGCGTTTTTCTTCCGGTCGCTGACAATTCCAACACCTTTTTCTCAAGCGTCGTCAGGCTTTCCTTGTTGCCGCCTAATCCGCTTTTTCCATCCTCTCCGTACAGAACCTCATTCATCAGGCGTCGGGAGTTGGGGAGGTCAACGGAGGCGGATGGCTTGGATGCGGCGGGTGCTGTTGGCCTGTCTCCCCGTACAAGGTTGCGAGGGTCGAAGATCACCGTTTCCGACGGCCCGCCAGGATATTTGTATTCGACGCCCTCAAAGCCGCGCGCTTTCATTTCATCGGCAATGACGTTCCCCGGCTCGCCAATAAAGTCAAAATAATCTTCCTGCGTCGCAATGCGGTCTTTTCTGACATAAACCGGAATGACGCGACCGCCTTCGACGTTTCCATATTGGTCCGCCATCTTTTTTGATCGCGTCAGATAAACGCCGGGTCCAAGCGTCCCGCTGCCGCTTGTGTTAAACTTTTCAAAGTCGGCCCCTGTCCCGTGATACAGCGGCGCGTCAACGTCGAACCCCTGCTGTTTCAGCGCCTCCACATCCGGCGCCGCAGCTCCAGCAGCCGCAGGAGCGCCTTTCCTAATCTTTGCGTTGATTAGGTCGTACATTTCGCCAGCTTGAGTTTCCAGCGCCGCCTTTGTGTCATTCATGGACTTGCGAACAGTGTCCGACACCTCCGACAAATCCCGCGATCCATCGATAAGCTTCATCGCCTCGTCAGCCTGTGTCGCGGCGCGCTCGACAGCGTCAACCCATGCGGCGCTGGCAACCGTTCCCGGCATGGAGCGTGTCAGGCCAACGGCTTCCTTCAGTTGCCTGTGATCCATCAGGACGTCTGGCGGGACATCGATGCCCAGCCGCTCGGCTGCTGCCGCGGCATCCTTGTTAAGCGGCGCCGCCCGCGCAAGGCGCTCAACAGCCTGCTGGCTTCCCATGCCACCCGTGGCCGCTGTCCTCGCATCTCGTGCAACGTCCTCATACGTCATCGGCAACGGAGCGCGCTGTTGCTGCTGCATCGGCACGCGGACAGTCATATTCGTGGTGTTGTCAAAGCCCTGCTCAAGCATGGGCAAGTCAGACCTTGGCGGGGTAGCCATTCCGATCTTGCTGCCGAAGTTCCCCGCCATGTTGGTGGCAAGGCCGCCGCCCAGACCGGCCCCCAGACCCGCTAGGGTCTGCACAATCGGATCCGCGCCGCTCTGCCTTGCCAGTTCCGCCCCGCCCGCTCCGGTTCCACCTGCCACGATTTGCGATACTGGCGCTGCCGCCATCGTCTGCGCGACCCCTTGCGTAAACGATCCGGGAGCCGCGCCAGCCGCAATGCTGCGCGCTGCGCCAACGCCACTAAGCGCACCGACCGCGCCAGACGTCACGGCCTGCGCCATCTGCCCGCCCTCGCCTTGCGGCTTCGGCATTCCCGCCGCGTCCATGAGCTGATTAAGCGCCTCGGTCGGCTTTGTGAACTTTGTTCCAAAAAACGAGTTAACAGCATCAATCAGCGGATCGCCCACGAACTGCGCCGCCCCGACTGCGGCAACGCCAGCCGCTGCGCCTGGCACTGCACCGACACCGCCAAACAGCGAGCCGACACCACCGCCAAGCGCTGCAGCCGTCGCATAGGGAGCCGCGCCACGATTTACGCCCGCCAGAACGTCCTGCGCCTGTTCGGCTTGGGTCATCGGCTTAGGCGCAGACGCCGCAAGAAGCGCCTCAATTTCTTCCAGCGTCGCGTCATCGGGAACGGTGTAGCGTTTCCCGTCAATAATGACTGTCTTGCTCATTCTGTAAGGACCAGCTTGCCGTTTGTATCCCGCATAATCACCGCGCCGTCAGGCACCGCAGCACCGCCGCCGCCCTGACTTGTTCCGCGACCTTCTGCCCTGAGTTTTTGGAGCCACCCGTCTACATTGGTGCCAGGAATGGACAGATAGGCGGCCTGCTCTTCCAGATATGCGGCGAGCTTTCTTTGCGCCTCTTTCTTGTCGATCGCCCACTTGCGCAGGTCGGCTGGCTGCATGTCTGTCGGCAGGCCAATGCTCAGGGCAAGCCCAAGTTCTTTCTCGCTCAATGCGCCGAACATGGCCGAATTGATTACGTCAAGTCCAAGCTTTCCCTGCAAGTTGCGGATTTCAAGCGTTGCAGCATTCCACGCAGGAACCATGCTTTCGATAAGACCCGTTGCAGCTCCCCTGTCGATCGCAGAAATAACTTGATCAAGGTTGCCCATGTTCGTGCGAATTTTGCCGATCGATGCAAAGGCTTCGCCAACCTGTTTCTGGCCCAACGCTGCCGCCGCTCTCGTTCCGGTAAGCTGGCCAGCGTAATTAACCTGGAATTGATTGCCCTCGGCAATGGCCTGCGCCGCCGCCTCACCCGTCAGAAGCTTGCCAGTAGGATCGCGGACAGTCGTGGTCCCGTCCTTGTGAGTGAAGAGAACAGTTCCGTTGCCATAAGGCACGGCGCTCTGCACTGGGCTTCCCGCCTTCGCTTCCGCTGCGGCTTGGTCTCTGGCTCGCGTTGCCTCCGCCTTTGCGGCCGCAATCTGCGCGCGGGTCAATTGCTCATCAAGCGGGAGCTGGATGCCCTTGTTCAGCGTGGTGAGTTGATCGCCAGTGGCCTTGGTATCTAGGGCAATAGCACTTGCAAGGAGCGTGTCAGCGACGACTTCGCGCCCCTTTGGGTCTTTGCTCTGCTCTACCAGACCGCGCGCAAGTTTTGCCTCTTCTGTCATGCCGCTTCGTTCCAGCGCGTCGGCCTGCGTTTCAAGCTGTGCCGTCATCACGTCCCAATTGCCCATCATGCCCGCGACTGCTGGGTCCATGACGTTCTTGTGGGCGGCAGCTTTCTTTGCATCGTCCAGCTGCGTGAACGTGCCTTGCGCATATTCGGCCATCTTCGCATTGATCGGGGCAAGCTCGTCAATGATGCCGCTATTTACCAGCAGGCTAGGGTCATTGTTTTCGCGCGCCTGTCTCGCAATGTCGTTGAACTTGGCATAGACGCCCTTCATCGCGTCAGCGTCGGCCATTTCTCGCTGTGCCTGCTGCGCCCTAAGCTGCGCCTCTTGCATCTGCGCCTGAAACAGCTGACCTTGCTGCGCGTCCTGCCTCACAAGGCGCGCATCCTGCCGCTCCTGCTGCAGCATCTGCGCCCCGGCGCCGTAGCCTTGAAGAGCGGCCTGAAACGGGTTGATGACGTCCATTTGATAGTTAACGGGCATCAGAACATCCCCGGATAAGCGGCCTGCGAAGGATCAACATAACCCGGCTGGCCATAGGCTGGCGGCGCGCTGCCAAACATTCCCCGCCCGGCCGCAAAGCCGACGCTGCCGGCGATGTTGCCCCACATATTCGCGTTGGCTTGCCCCTGCGCGAGCGCGTTCCCGGCGATCGCATCGCCGCGCTGGCCGTAAAGGTTGCCGATATTAGCGGCCATGGCTTGCCCGCCCGCCGCCTGCCCGCCCGCCGACGCTTGGCCCATCTGCGTCAGGCCGCCGAGGCGCTGGTATTGCTGGTTGATCAGGGACGACAGGACTTCCGGCCGAAACTTGGCCAGAGACGCCTGCACGTTGCCACCACGCAGGCCGCCGGTGGCCGCTGCGTTCTGCAGGATGGCTTCCTCGCCCTGCCGGGTCATGGACGCGAACTCCGGCCCCATCTCAATAGACTGGATGGCGCGCTGCTGCGCCTCTGGGCCGCCTGCGCCGGTCAGGTCAAGCTGGCGGGACAGCGCCCCGCCGCCGGCCTCCACGTAGGGCTTGAACAGCGCTTGGATGGCGTCAAACTGGCGGCGCTGCTCCGCGATGGCCTGGTCATTGGCCTGCGTCTGCGCCCCGGCCGCTGTCTTGGCGGCTGACTTCTGGGCGGAGGATGATAGGGCGCCGCCGATAATGGCGGACCCGATCGTCGCGATAAGTGGCCACATCAGTCGTATCCCTCCTCGCGCTCGAACTCTTCCCACGACTTGCAGACCCGCGACGCCGCGCAGGCGAACTCGTGCGCCTCGCAATAGCCCCGCGACGCGCCGCCTGCTTCGTCGTATGGCGTTACCGGGATCGCTTCGAGCATGGCCTGCGTGTCAGGGCAGGCTTTCCAGTATTCGCAATTCCCGCACATCCGGTGCCGTGCCTCGGCCTCCTCGATGCCCCACGCTCGCGCCAAACCGGCATAAAATGGCTTGTTCGCTGCCTTGGCGAGCGCCGGAGCCTCCGGCCCGTAACCCCACTCCTCGATTGCCATCTCGCGGTTAACCGTGTTCTGGCGCGGGGTTAGAACCACCTCCGGCAGGCCCCCGAGTTCGCCTAAACGTTTAGCGAAATCTTCAAACATCAGGAAACCTCCCGCCCGGACACGCGCATAGTTAGCGAAGTTGCCGATCCGGCGATAGTCGAGATAAATCCGCCCGCGTCGAGAACCTGCCCGACCAGCTCCGGGCAGAGGTAGGTCTCATCGACGACAATGGTCCGGTTATCAATGATCAGGTTCGACGCGCTGGCAGACCCGCTTACCGTGACAAGGTTAACCGAGACCGTGACGTTGCCCGCCGACGTGTTCGTGATCGTTGCCTTGTCGATGATGGCGCGCACGCTGGTGGCCGTATATTGCGCCGTTTGCGCGTTTTCCAGTTGCTTGGGTGCTACGAGTACTTTTGCGGTCACGGCCATGCGTCAAGCTCCAAAGTTATCCGTTACCGTTACGATCACGCTGGGGATACCCGGAACCGGAGCGGCCGCAGCAAAGCGAGCGATTTGCACCCCTGTATCGTTAACCGCCCATTTATATTGAATGTAATCGTTTGCGGCCAACTTGAACACGTAATTCCACGCCGCGACGCTTTCGGAGTTGCTGCCCTCAATTCGAACCCGCGTCGCGCTCTCCGCCACGTCGGTTCCGTTTTTGGCATACCACAGATAAAACAGCCCCTTGCCGCCCGTGGTTTTGTCGATCTGGATCGAATGCTCGAAATTGTAGATCCCCTCCTGGCTGACCGTGATCTGCGTGCCGGAGAGGTAGACGCCGAAGCTTTGGTCGGTATTGGACAGGCTCACCGTGTAAGCAGTGTTGATCGCCGCGGCGGTCTGCGTGTTGGTATCGTAAAACGTCCCGTAAGCGCGCCGCTTGACAGGCACGATGGCGGGCGCAAGCGCCAGCCCCTGCACCGTGTCCGCCATCCTCAAGGCAATGGCATTGGCAACCTCGGCCTGATCCTGCGCCGCGCCCAGCGCAAGCGTGTTGGCCTCGATGGCCGCGCTTAGCGTCGCGATGTCGGAAGGCGTCAGCTCGCCCGCGACCCGGAACAGTCTTTCAATGGATCGGATCGCCTCCGGGTCGTTTCCGACGAAGGCCGCGATCTGGTTACGCGTGAGGGGTTTCGGGTCTGCCATTACCAGGCCAGCGGCTCGATCCGCGCCTCCAGCCGTGCAAACGACAAGAACGCGTCCGACGTGCCGCTGAAGCGTTGCAGCCGCCAGTTGCGGAACGAGCCCTGTTGCAGCCAGACCAGCCGCCTGGATCGGTCCCCGATTTTGCCCGCGTGGATGAATTTCTGCTGGCTGTAGGTCACGCCATCCTGGCTGTAGGACGTCGATATCTGCGGGTCAGCGCCAAGCGCCACCCGGCCCGTCAGCGCCACGAGCTCAAGCTCATGCACCACCACGCCGCGGCTCTCGTTGTAGATGATTTGCGTCTGGAAATTCCAGCCGACCGTCTCGCCCCAATGGGTTGAGATGCTGTCAACCAGATAGCCGAACGCGCTGGTTTCCGTGTCGCCGGTGTTCCAGCGATTGTACGCGTAGACCAGTCGGCTTGAACGATAGACGCCAGCGCCGTCAAGGCTGCTGCTCAGCGTGTACCAGACCGGCTGCTGCGCCCCGGCGCTGCTGGCCCCGTCATAAACCAGCGTCAGGTCCGGCATATGGATGAGAAGCTGCCGGTGATCCTTGTCGGTGCGGGTTTCCATGAAGGACGAGGAAAGCTGCGCCTCGGTATAGCCAGACAGGACTATGTCGATCTCACGCGTGCTGATTTTGGTCGCGTTGCCGTTCGCGCCAAGCCACACCGCGCTGCCCTCGTTCATCCCGCCGCCGATAAACGCGACCTGATCGAGAAATGCGCAGTTTGCGTTAACCCCGACCGATCCCCGCGTTATCTGCGCGCCCTGCACCCGCTCAAACGGAAAACCCGTCGTGCCGACGTTCTGAAACACCTCGATTGTGTGGCGGTTAACCGCATGGATCTCGTTGCGGATTTTGATCAGCCCCACAATCGGGTCGGGATCAATCTCGCTCGACCCGTACTTGAGCGGATCGACGGCAAACGGGTTGTTGAGTTCCGTAAGGACGAGAAATTCCCCGTCCGTCGTCATGAAATACCCATCGACCCAGACGACATCGACCACCACGCCAAGATCAGGGTCCACGTTCTGCGCGAGCGTGGCCCCGTCATAGAGATATAGCGCGCCATTCGCCGCTATCGCGAGATAGTCAAAACTGTAGACCATGATCGCCCGGTCGGTGCCGGGGATCGTGCCGATGGTCGTCACCACGCCAGCCTCGCTGATGCTGACGAAGCTGGTTCCCATGACGCGATAAAGTATTCCGTTCCACTCGATCCCGCCGCGATCCAGGCCCGGCCCGGTGCCGTTGCTCACAATGCCGTCGCCCGGCCGCAGGTAGCCGTTGCTAATCCCCTGCTGCTGCACCACCGGGACAAGGTTCAGCGGATAGGAGACGCGGAAGTCTGCGTTTCCGTCACTGTAGGCGCCAGAGAGGATGGGAATTTGCATGCAGCCTAGCGCGCCCGCCGCGCGACGATCTTGCCGAACGCGACGCAGGTTGAGATGGTGAACGTCGCGCGCGCGATGAAGTAAATCGTCGTGGTGCCCGCCAAACTAATACGCGCAGGAACCATGTGGAAGCACTGTGCGTTGGCCCCCGTTACGACCGAGGCGACCTCCATCGAAAGGCGAGACACGTCGACCGCGCTGGAGCTTGGTAGTGTGGCGGAAACCGTGTTTATCCCCCCTTGGTAGTTGGTGATCGACGTGGTCGCAGCAGGGAGGAACCCGACCTGAGCCCACACATCCCAGTCACCCGCCGTCAGGGAGATGCTAGTGACATTGGCGGGGGTTGCCGTGGTCAGCGATACAGCAGACCCCGAAAGCACTTCGGAGCTTATAAACTCGCCAATCTCACCCGCCGCAGCGTTGTTGTTTGTCGTCGTGCCCAAAATCCTTGGTGATACTGCCCGCAACGCCATCTAGTAGCCCTCACCCGGAATGATGTGCAGCGATGACGCCAGCGCCGTGTCGCAGACGTAGGATATATGCGTATGGTCCTGCGGCTTGCTAATCGAGACCTGCGACAGCGCAAGAACAATGTAATCCGTTCCCGCAACCGCCGTCAGGCCCGTCAAGCCGGTGCGCACGTAAACGCTATTCGCGCCCGTGTTCGTGACCACAATGGACTTTGAGCCAATGCCCATCTGCGTCGAGCCAGACGTTGCCGTCACGCTGGCCACAGATGCGCCCGATCCGTAAGCCGGTGCGAATGTCTGGTCGATCATCTCTTACCCCTGCAACCATGTCTGGTATTTCGGATGCTCAAGCGCCACAAGCCGGTCAAGCTGCTCCGGCGTCATCGGGATATGACCGACAAGCATGTTCCGAAGCGATGCGAACTCATGCAAAATGCGCTGTTTCAGCGCCGCGTGATCCTCGTCTGGATAGGCTTCAAGCAGCGCCTCGGCCGGCGGTTCGCCAGACAGCTCAACCACGGGCGCAGCTAACGCCGCTTCAAGCTCAACCACGCGCGCACGCAAGGCGTCGATCTCCGCGTCTCGCGCGTCGGCTTCGAACACCGCCGCCGTTGCAGCCTCGCCCAGCGTGCCTGACGTCACCGCATCCCAATGCTCCTGATAGGCATCGACGGGCGCAGGCTCTGGCTCAGCAACCACGCCCGCAAGGGCCACCAGATCGCGCGCCAGGCTGACCGGGTCGGCCCGCGTGCCCGCATGGCTTTGGCCGCGATAGCTGCCAGAAACCAGCCAGTAAGCGCCGTTATCCTCGACCCTGACGTTATCCCATCCCGCGAGAATTGTCTGAACTTGCTCAATCATGACGCCATCAACCCCAGGTTTTTCAGCGCTCGCACAATGTCGCTGATGCGGTAAGCGGTTGCGCCAACGTTGCCGGTGAACGTGCTGGCGTCGTTAACTGCGGTTCCGGCCGCCACGGTGAAGCCGACGGTTGTTCCGGTCGTCGCCTGTTGAATGACTGGCGTGGCGTTGTGAAAGCCAATCTTCTGGCCAGTCGCCGTGCCAAACTTGGTGCCGGTCGTCGTGTTGAGGATGACGTTGCCAGCGTCCGCAATTGTCAGGCCGTTGAATGTTGGCGCGTCAGTTGTTCCAAGGCCCAGCGTCGTAGCTTGCGCTGCTGCCGTCGCATCGTCCACCAGCGCCCGGCCAGCAGCCGTGAACGCAGCAGTTGTGAACGTGTCAACGCCGTTGGAATACACAAGCTGGTCTGCGGCCGTCGTTACCGCTGAAATGCCCGCCAGCGTGGCGTCAAGCGTCAGCGTCGGGTTGCCCGCGATGCCGTCGCCATTCGTCACCGTCAGGCCCGTGGACCCCGTCACCGTTCGCGGTGTTACGGAAATATCCACGCGATACCAGCCCGAAACAAGCGCGTTGTACTTGAACCTAAGCGCGCCGTTCGCGGTGATGAAACCGGGCGATCCTGCAATAGTTGCGCCGTTGCCGCTTAGCGTCAGGGCCGTCACGATCTGCGTCGAAAAGATCATGATTTCCTGATTGTCCACCAGGCTGGCAATCGGCGGGAATGTGATCGTGCCCGTCGCGTAGGTCGCGAGCGGCGACATGATCAGCCACTGATTGTCGTCCGTCGAAACAAGCGTAACCGTGAACGCCGTGGCCACGGGCGCCGCATATTGCACCACGAACTGCTCTTGACCGACCGCCGGAAACGTCAGCGCGCTTTGCATATAGGTCGTCAGCGCGGTCAGGCTGGTTTTGCGCGTGTCGCTGTTGTTAGCCCGCCAAATCGGCAGCAGGTCGCCTGCCGTCAGCGTGTCCGTTGTGGATAGCTGGTTGATGTCAGTCATGGGTCAGCTCTCCAGATCCAGCACGGCGTCAGGCCCGACCGTTAAACCACGATCCTCCTGCGCAAGAAACGGGTCTCCGTTGACGCGCCAGTATTTAGTTCCCTGCCCGGCCGGGATTGCGCCCGCGTCAATCTGCATTTCAATCGTCTGCGAGCGTCGGCTCAGCAACGCCATGTAGGCACTGCGCGCCGTGGCTTTCGTGTCGGGCGAGACGGTCTTGCCCAGCATTGGCGCAAGGCGGATGGCGAGGTTTCCGACAATGGCTTCGATAGCCTCATCCGTGACGGTCGCGTCCTGATCGAGGTCCGACCCCGCCGGGCTGTCGGCAAGCGGGTAGCCGATACGCAGGCCCCGGCTGTTCCAGGTCGCCATCATGTTGTCGAGGCGGCGCAGCCCGGCCTGATACTGTTCCGGCTGCAGGTCAAAAGCGTAGGACGCCAGCCCCACTTCCTCGAATGCGTTTTGGACGATCTCCCGCTTTGTCCAGCTCATGATGCCGCCTCGGGGTCAGGCTCCGGCGTCGGCTCCGGCGTCGGCTCTGCGGGCGCCGCAGTTTCCGCGACTTCCTGCGCCTCCAGCGCCTCGATGATCTTGTTTGCCAGCGTCTTGTCCGACCAGCGTTTGTCTGCGGCCAGGCCAATTTCGGACGCCTTGGCCAGCATCTCGTCGCGCGTCGGCGGTGCGTTGTCGATTGGCTCCGAAACGATGGCGACACGCGCGGGCGCCGGGTTCAGGAACGCCTCGACCGCCTCGATCAGGCTCGCGTGCCAGCCATCGGCCAGCGCTTTGTCAAAGGCCGCCTCGTCCGCAACGCCAAGGCTCTGGTAAGTTGTGCTGGGCGGCCCCCAGTTTGGGCCGGGGCAGCGATAAACAAGGGTTGGAAAGTCGGACAAGTCTCTCTCCGTCAACTAGTTGCCCCGGCTTTTTAGGGCCGGGGCGTTTAGGTTTAGCTCAGGCGATACGAAACGAACGTATTCGCCGCAGTCTTCCGGGTCCGAAGCCGCAGCGCGTTACCGCTGATCAAGCCAATCGACGCATGCGCCGACTGGCAGATCATGGTTCCAACGACGGTGTGATCCACGCCTGCGGTGATCGTGATCGTATCCAACGCAGCCGCTGACAGGTTGATCAGCGTCCAGTCGAAATACTCATCGACAGCGAACGTAGCCGCCGCATCCAGCAAGGTGCCGGTGGGCAGCGTGTACGCCGCAGTCGCGCCAGCGGTGTGAGTGCCGGTGATCAGGGTGGTCAGCAGTTCGGCCGCCGTCAGTGTTACAGCAACAGTCTTTGCAGTCGGCGTCGGCTGAACGCCGGCATCCGTGCGCCATTGTTTGACGTTCGGATCGGTGCCGACCTCGTACTGCACGGAAAGACCGCCGCCGGCATCGATGACGAGCGTAGCGCCACCCGTATAGGTGCCGAACACGGTCTGGCCGTTGACGACGGTGCCAAGCAGGGTCGCGCCGTCGGGGTAGTTAGCGAACCCCGACGTGCGGTAAACCTGAACGGTGCCTTGCGAAGCGACGGCAAGCTTCTGACTTGCCGTCAGTGTGACGGAGACGCGGCCGCCGCCGGTGAGAAAGGAACTCATTGCGATTTCTCCGTTAGGTCTGGCTGAACATGATAAGGCCGCTCATCATGGGTTGGGTATTCACAACCCCGTAGAGCGTGTCGAGACGATATTTAGTCCGCATCGTGTTGATGTCGTACTGCTTTTGCATGACCAGTTCGATGCCCTGATCAGTTGCCGCACGCATCACCGCCGCGCCCGCATCGGTCGGGACCGCATAGCGACCCGGAAGAAGTTCGATGCTGTTCTTGAACCAGAACGGGTTCTGGAACGCCGTAACCGTGTTCAGGAACACGATGGCGGATGTGGCGGACGTCGTGTTGACAACGCAGTTCTGGTACTGCGTTTCGCTGTCCGACAGGCCCTGGTTGGAGATGATCGGAGGCGAGATAACCAGCGTTGTCGAAGACGGAACCGAAATAACCCGGAACGTCATCAGCTGGCCGGTGTCGCCCTTGGTGATCAGGTGAACCGAGTTAACGCCCGCAATCGTGAACGCGTCGCCAGCGACCACGGACGTGGTCGAGGAGATCGTGATCGTCTGGTAGCGGTTATCAACGTTTGAGGTCTCGCCGGTCGTCGCAATGGCGACGGCCTTGGGAACCCAGTAGTTTGACGCAGTCGAGCGCGTGTCGATAGTGAGACCAGCGCCGCCAGCCGCGGCCGTTTTGCGGTTGGCATAGTCAAGCTTGTAGGTGTCGAACGATGCGACACGGCCAACAGCGCCGCGACGCAGGGCTTCATCCGAAATGGAGTTACCGAAGCTACGCGTCGATGCGGCAAGGTTTGACGCCATGCCGTTATAATCGCGCGTGGAAAGCGCCAGATAGCGATCTTCCATCTGCACGCCGCGTTCGTTCATGATCGCTTCGCACAGTGCGACGTCATCAAAGCCAGCAGCCGCCGCGGAGCGCTTGACGAACAGCGTTCCCTGGTTGGCTGCAACGTTCATCACAGCGACGTTGATGTCGGACGCAAGTTTCTGCTTGGCGCTGTCGCCAAGGCGACCTTCCTGCAGGGCGTCGCGCAGTTCGGTTGCCGTCAGCACCCACGGAACCGATCGTGAGAAGCCGATAGTCGCCGGGACTGCAAGCTGGGTGTAATCGTCAAAGTTCGTCGTCATGTCGGTGCCAGCGTAGCTCGTTGAGATATACGGCTGCGGGCGCCACATGACGTTGCTGGTGCGTTCCATCGTCGTCTGGTCGGTCTGAAAAACAGCGACGTTGCGAGAGAGAACAAGAGCGTCTTGGAAGCCTTCGAGAATGTTCTCGAACGCAACCCGCTCCTCTTTGGAGAATGCGTTAGTCATTTTTCCTTGTCCTTTTTAACCGCGCTTCTGCTGCGAACGTTTGTAGGCCATGACCTTCGTCATATCGCCCGTCTTCGCCGCGTCCTCGCGCAGTCGTTCCAATGTGTTGTCCACAGCGCCCGTCTTGCGAGCGTTGCCGCTCGGGATTGTTTCAGGCGCCGCAGATGGTTTGCGTGATGTGACTTTCAAACTTGCCTCCAGTCTTCCAATTGCCGCAGCAAATGCGACCGGGTTTGTGATTGCCGCCAGTTCAGCGGCTTTCTTTGGGTTCTTGCCGAGTGCATAAATCAACAGTGCGGGTTTTTCTGCGCCGTCGAGGATGATGCCCTGCTGCGTGACCGATAGCGTGTCCGCGATAACCGCCTCTGCATCCTCAAAGTCGCGAGCCTTGAGTTCTGCTTTAGCTGCGTTATAGCCGGTGAGCTTGGCTTGCCATGCTCCCTTGACCGCATCTTGCGCCTGCTGGCGTTCATTCGCCTGACGTTCGTATGCGGCCTTCGCCACATACCAGCCGTCAAGCTGCTCCTCATAAGCGCCCGTGTTGTAGTCCGCGTCAGCCAGCGTCGGCTTCTTTGGCGGGGCGGAAGTGGTCTCACCCTGCGCAACCGGCGCCTGCATGCTGCGTTCTAGTTCACGTATCCGTTTCTGTTGATCTCGGTTTTGTTTGCGAAGTTCCTTCACCCATTCCGGCGCTTGTCGAGTTTCCTCAGTGGCCGGATCGGCTGGCGGTTCCTCGTTTCCGATGCTGACAATCAGTTCGCTTTCGACCTCTTCCGTTGGGGGCGTCTCGCCCTCCGCAACGGGATCCGGGACCGTCTCGGCCTCTAAAATCAGGTCGTCTTCGTCCGGCTTGATTAACATCGTCGCCCCATATCTCAGTCATTGTGCCCGGCTGACTGGTTTGCCGGTTTATATCGATTAGTAAATCTTAAAACCAAAAGCCAAAAACATCAACTCTGCTTCATATTCGTCAAAATCCATGATTGCCTGGATTGCGTCGTCCTCCTCGACCAGAATGTCCTGCAATTCATTCGCAGCCCGCCGCAGTTCCTTGTCGCGGCTGATCTGGTCCCGCGTGCGCGTTGTTTTTTCGCGTTGCGCCGCCTCAAGTTTCGCCAATTCGCGGCGCAGGCTTTCCGCCTGTTTTATCTCGCCAGTATAATCCGCGATCTTCTTCGCAATCCGCCGCGCCTGCGGGCGTTCGGACTTCGCCATGGTCTTGGCAATCGACGCCAGCCGCGCGGCCTGCGCTAATTCAAGTTCCCACTCGTGCGCGCGGCTTGGACGCGGCCGGTTGAGTTGCACCGTCGCGCTTTGCGACGGCCCAGCGCTTCCCACTATTTCGGTGCTGCTTCCGGTTGCCGTAGGGGCATACCCGGTGAAGATCAGCGCCCCCAAGGCGGGGCTGACCGTTACGTCAACCGGGACCGTGACCGTAGGCGCAAGCCCCGTCAGGGCCAGAGCCTGAGTGCCTGGCGTCGTCACAACACTGGCCGAAACAGTCGGAGCCAGTCCGGTCAGAACAAGCGCCTGAATGCCGGGCGCAACCGATGACGAGGCCGCAACCGTCGGGGCCAGCCCGGTGATGACCAGCGCCTGAAGCCCCGGCGCCGCGGAACTGTTGGCCGCCACCGTGCCAGCAAGGCCCGTCAGTGTGAGCGAGCCGACCCCAGGCGATGCAGTAGCGTCGCCCCCACCGCCGGAGACAATCGCCCCGAACTGGAACGCGCCGCCCTGAAAGGCGTCGCCCTGAAACGCCGATGTTAACGCCACACGCCTACCTCCGCGTCAGCGTCGCCTGCATATCCTGCGCGGCTTCCTTATAATTTTGCAGCGCAAACTGCTGGTACTCGGTGTTTCGAACGTGAAGGCTGGGGTGCATCGAGTATCCCCACGTCGCTTCAAAGTCGCAGTCATAGCCCTGCGGCCAGTGCTGTTTGTCACTGTGCGGCGCTTGGGTCATTCGCCACTCGCGGCTCAGATAATAGAAGAACATCTCGCTGACCGGCGGCCACTGATGCGTTGGGTCGCCATACGCGCGGTTCGATCCCCAATGCGGGACGATGATCGTCGCCTTTGCGCCCGGCCTCATGACCCGGTGCAGTTCGTTGAGAAGCTGGCAGCGTTCTACAGCCGTCAGATGCTCCAAGAAATGCGAGGCGTGAACCTCGTCCACGGTGGCGTCTCCAAATGGCAGCGCCTCGCGGCCTAGCTGCACGACGTGGTCAACGCCGTCAAACTGGTGCTGATCCAGCCCCAGAAATCCGTCTTTTTTGTTCGGGCCGCAGCCAATGTCGATCTTCACCAATTGATCCCCGTCGATCCGTCGTAATGGCCGACCAGCACGCGGCAATCGACCGCGCAGCGATAACCGTGCTTGCGTGCGTCAGACCAGAAGTCGAGGTCCTGCGTGCCGACGCCCTCAATGCCCGCCTTCGTGACGAACAGCGGGCGCTTCAGCTTCCGATCCTTGAACATCGACAGCCGCCAGAGGTTGAAGCCCATCCCCGTCCCGCAGCACTCGACTACCTCGCCGGGCACAGGCGGTTGAGGACGGAAGTTAAGCTGCGGGTCGCGCGGGTCGCCCCAGATTTGCGGCACGCCACCCTCGCCCTTCGTCCAGTAGAGACCGCCGACGCACCCATATTCCGGGTGCTTGTCCATCGTCTCCAGAAGCTTCAGCACGCCATCAGGCGGCGGCGTGTTGTCATGCTCGACCGTCAGCACGTATTCCCAATCGCAAAGATCAGGCGTCGCAAGAATATGCTCGATGGCTTCCGAGTAGGCCGCGCTAACTTCCATGCCCAGGCACAACATGCGGAACGTCGCGTTGTTGGGCGGAAAGATCATGCCGACATGGCTCAAATAGACCTTGGCGTCGATCTTGTTGGCGCTCGGAACCAGCACGATGATGCGCTGGCGCTTCCATTGCGCGCTCTCGTCCATCTTGAGCGTCGAGAACAGCAGATCGGCATTGCGCAGGCCGCCGTCCAGCGTGATGATTTCAGGCTTCTGCACGATCAACCCTCAAACTGGTGATAAAGCAGAGCCTGCGACACCGCCATCGTCATCTGGCTCTTGGCGACAGCTGCGGGCATGGCGCCGGTCGTCGTGGCGTAAACGCCCTGCGCGTAGTCACCCACAAATGTTGAGTTGGTTGCCAACACAGTCGTCGCGTAAACTTTTCCAACGGTCAGGTTGTTGATCACCGTCTGGTTCAAAAACGCGATACGCAGCGGGCTCGTGCCAACTGTCGTTGCCGATGACACCAGCAAGCCGACCGCGTAATCGCCGTTTGAACTCATAGTGTTCGTCATCGGCAGATATAGGTTTTTGAAGCCGGTCATGAGAGACGCAATCGCCGTGCCCGCGCTCGTCGTCGTGTAGCTCGCCGCGCCCTGCGAAATCGTGAACCCCATCGCCGTATTGCTGTTGTAGCTCGCGCTGATCACCATGCTCGAAGTGGCAATCGAGTTGTATGAGTCGTTTGTGTCGAGCAGATAGAGACCGTAACGTATCGTATGAGCCACGACCTGCGAGTTGGTGGATGAAACGAACGAACCGGAGATGCGAAATTCAAAATGGTTGAAAGAGTAATTTAGGTCCGGGTGAACCTTTTGCATGTACAGCGAGTTCTGGCCCTGACTGGAAAACGTCGAGTTGTTTCCCGCGATAATCGGCTGCCATCCGCCCGCCGTGCCATTGCCCGCGCTGATCCCAATCGTCGCGCCGTTGCCGATCAGAGTAACGTTTGTCCCGCCGCTGAAAACAACGTTAGTTCCGCTCACCGTCGAGGCGTTGTTTGTGTTTCCGGCTAGCGTGTAATATTGATTGTGGGCGCTGTTCCAGTCTCCTGGGCGGACCAGATCGGTCGCGTTGACCGTCTGTGTCCCGCCCGTCGAATTGCCGACCGTGACCGTGCCGGTCCAGTCAGCAATCGTGTTCGATTTGATGTGCGAGATGGCCATTATGCGAGCGTGAACACGCCAGAGGCGTTGATGGTAATGGTGAGCGTTCCCGCAGTCGTGCTGACCGACCCGCCGCCCGTGTCCAGATCCACAAAGCACAGCAGGTCGTCGTTCGTGTTGTCGGCGTAGATCACGGCGTATTTGGCGGTGATGGTGCTGGACGTCCAAGCCTGGTCGTCGCAGTCGAACGTGACGGTCCCGGTTGCCCGCGTCCACGTTGCAACCAGCGTTTTGCCGGCCGTCGTGTAGCCGCCACCGTTCGCAACCTCCGCCGTCAAGTCGGCGTATCGGCAGTCCGTCGATGTGCCAGCGAATGTCGCGGCCAGTGCCTGAGATGACGTTGTCAACGCCATCTTGAAGGTCTGCGTGTCGAGATCGAACGTCCCGTCGCCAATCTTCTTCTTTGCAATGTTGAATACAGTCCAGTTACCTGCGGCCATCAGTCATCGCCTTCAGTTTCGATCCTAGATATTCGCCCTTTGTCTCGCACGATTTTGCGCGGACGAGACAGCGCCTTGATTGCTTTGTCGGCGTTCTGGCTGCTCACTTGAGCGAACTGCCCGACCGCCTCGCTCATCTGCCCGACCGCGCTGCCGATCACAGCAACGCTCTGGCCCAGACCGGCCACCGCCTGTTGCATAGCCTCGCTGGCCTGCATCACCGTCTCGCTTGCCGCGCGGTCTGATTTAATCAGCTCTTCAGTTGCGTCAGCCTTGTTTTTGCGCAGGCGGTTTTCCAATCGCAGCGCTTCGAGCTCAAGCTCGCCGCGTTCGTCGCGCGCCGGTGGCGCTGGCGCTTGCGGCGCCGCGCCTTCAGCTCCGCCGACATTGGTCAAGATTTCAATCGTCTGCGCCCTGGTCTTCTCGGCCGTGGCAAGCGCCGCCTCGGTATCGGCCAGCGCCTTGGACGCCTTGCCGCGCGCTTCCATCGCCAGCGCGTCAGACAGTTCCTTCTGCGGGTCGGGCTGTTCCTGCATGGCCGCAAGCTCTTCAGCCATCGCCGCGGCTTCTTCCTCGTTCGGCTCGATGACGCCCAGCTTCAACAGCTTCTTGCGGAAATATTGCTGCATCTCGGAGAGGCCCTCGCCCTCCATGTTCATCATTGCCATCGACCCAAGGATCTGCATCGTCTCGGGGTCTTGCGTCAGCTGCATCATGCCGGTGATTGATCGAACCACGCTGGCGCGGCGCGACGCCGTCGAAGGCCCGACGTCCACCGCCACGTCAAACTTGGCTTCTGCGATGTCGTTCTCGGTCTCGATTGCGCCGGTGTCTTTGTTTACCATCGGCTTGGCCAGCACCACGGTACGCGGCTCGCCGGTCGTCTGAATGGCCTTCATTTTGCGCGACGGCTCGACGTAGATTTCGCGCGCCATCGACAGCCAGACTTCGCCGCAACGCTTCACGGCCTTGCCGAAGTTCGACAGGTAGATGAATGTCTGCATGTCAAGCTTGTTCTGGATCAGCTCGACCGCCTTGCCGCTCATGTTTTGTTGCATGATCTCGCCAGCCTGCTGGTTGCCGAGGATTTGCTGCATGTCCTGCTCGGTGATCTGCAGCAGCGCGGCCATTGCAGGGGGTATTTCAGGCGATTGCGTATATCCCAGCGCGCCCATTGGCTGCTCGCCGCCATCCGCATTGGTCACGGGGTTGAGCAACAGGTACGGGTAGCGCTTGACGTTGTCGTCAGCCCATTGGAGTTCGTGGCCCGCAACCTGCTCGGGCGTGAAGATCGGCTTGTTGACCGTGCTGTATGCACTGATCTCGCCCAGCTTCGTCAGCTGCATGTTTTTGAGGCGCTGCGCGTCTTTGGCCAGGCGAACGTGACCCTGACAGCGCTCGATGTTGTCAATAAACCAGCGCTTGCCATAGACGGGAATGATTGGGATCTCGCTGCCCGCTATCAGCCCGTAATCCTCCAGCACCTTGCCGCCTGACAGCAGGTATTTGTGGACGCGCTGGCGCTTGATCTTGCGCTCGCGGACCAGCGTGCTGCCGGTCGATATCAGCATCCGTTCAAGGTCCGGGTCGTCATCGAAATCAGCCTGAGAATACCTGGTCTCTTCGCCGTCCAGCGAGCGGAAGATCCGCAGCGTCTCGGAGACCTGTTCCTTGCGGTAATACTCGCAGATGTAGACCACGTCGGGCGTGACCCAATCGAACTGGACGAAGTTCACGACCTTCGGCCAGGTCGTCGGGTCGTCGTTAAAGCGGTCTTTGTAAGTTTCGATGGTCAGTGCCGACAGCACGTAGCAGGTGTCGGCGTCTTTCTTGTCCTGCCGCTTGGCGTTCAGGTCAAAGAATACCGACGTGTCAGCGTCGAAGATCGGCTGAAACATAATCCGCTGTTGCTCGTTCTCCGGGTCGCCCTCGTCCTCGTACTGGTTGGACAGACGCCAAGCCCCGAACCCGCCGCCGACCGCCTCCTCGAAAGCATTGTCGTAAGCCTCGTCGGCCTGACTATCCTGCTCGTCGGCGCGATAGAGTTCGTCGCAGGTATCGGCAAGCTTAACGTTCGTGCTCCCGTCCTTGGGGATAAAATCAACCGTGATGCGATTGTTGCGGTATTCGGAGATGATCCGCATGACGCTAAGGGCAACCTTGTTAACCTCAAAGCGGGGACGGTTGGCGTACTGCTCGGAGAGGTTGCCTTCCCATTGGGCGCCAGCGATGGAATAGAACCGGCGGTCCTCCAGACACTGAAAACGCTCGTCGCGCATCGTCGCCTGGATATTATTAAACTCGTTCAGCGCCTCCGAATGGATGCGCTGAAGGCGTTGTTCTTTGGTTTCGCGTCCCTGCCCCATGATAACGCGGTATCCTATCTGGCCATCGGTGTCACGATGGGAACCAATTTAACCGGCGCGCGTTGGCTCGGGGTCTTTCCAATCATGGTCGGGAAAAGGTCCGTCATCGCCCAGACGAGCGCGTCAACCCGGTCGGGGCTTCCCGCACCCTCATAGCCGAACGTCGTCATCTGCGTCATCTGCGTTTCAAGCAGCGGGAAGCTCCCGACATGGTGGACGCGGCCCTGCTCATACATCGACGCAATCGGCTCAGCCCGGACGTGCTTGCCCCGCGTGGCCCGGACCTCCTTGATCCGCACGTTGTTGCGGACGCTTCGCAGGGTCTGCGCCACCATATCGCCGCCTTGGTTGACCTCGATGACAATCGCGTCGGCCCGGTGCGTGTCGTAAAGGTTAATCGCCCGCCGCGCCCACTCCAGCGGACTGCCCGACATGGAGGCGTCCTCCAGCACGTAGGCTTCTTGGCTCTTCTGGTCAGCCCCGGCGACGATGATCCCGTGCTCGTCGCTTTCCTCGGTGTTGCTGATTGCCGGGTCAACCGCCACCACGACCCGGCTTAGCTGGTCATGGCTACGGACCCGGCTCGCCTCGATCTGGCCATAGGTCCAGAGCGCATTGGGGATATCGCCAAGTATCTCTCCGCGCAGTTCCTGCCGACCAAGGCGGGTGCCTTCGTAGCGAAGCTGGATCTTCTCAAGGAATTTGCTGGCAAGGTTGGACCGATTGTCCATCGTCGAGCCGCGCGTGATGTGAACCTTACCTTCGGTCCCGGCGAGTATCGCCTTGATCAGCTCAACCGGCCGCGGCGTGGTTGTGATCAGCACGCGGGGATGATCGCCAAGGCGCAGGGCGAACTGCAGCTGGTCCCACGTTTCGCGGCCGTATCGCCACTTTGCAAGTTCGTCGCAATACGCCAGATCAAACTGCGGACCCCGCAGCTGGTCCGGCTCCGTCGCGTTGAAGGTCGTCGCTATTGCGCCATTGGGCCATGTCAAGCGGCGCTTGGACGGCTCATAGAGCGGACGCTCTGCCTCGGGATAGACGGACAGGATGCCACTGACGCCCTCCACGATGACGTCGCGCGCGTCGGCTGCGGTCTCTCCGATCAGCGCAATCCGCCGATAGCCAGCGGCCACCTGCTCCTTGATCCACTCGGCGCCGGTGCGGGTCTTGCCCCAGCCGCGGCCTGACAGGATCAGCCAGATATCCCAATCACCCTCCGGGGCGATCTGCTCCGGCCGGGCGAGGAAGTCGCGCCAGTCATACAGCAGCGCGGCCTGTTCCGCTGGCGTTAGCTTGTCCACCAGTGCGTTGCGTTCCTCGCGCGGCAGGGCGGCCAGGCGCTCGGCGACGCTTTGGGTCATGTCAGCGCGTCCACAGGTAAATCCACGTCCCGATCACAGCCACGAGAGCGATCGCAGCGACGATGCCTGCAACCGCTAGCTCGCTGGGAATGGTGGGGATCATTTGCTCGTGATCTGGTCAAGCAGGGATTTGACGCGCTGGCCGGCATACTCAACCCTCACCGCCTCGCCATTCGGGCCGCTGATCTCTTGCGCAATCGTTTCCTTCCAACCCATGCGCTTGGCCGCCCACAGGCTGCAGGCCCAGCTTTCCCCGCGCTTTGCCGCTTCGAAGATTTTGCCGCCGACAATTGTGTTGGCCGACGACGCGCCATAGTCCAGGTCATCCCGGTAGCAGCGGTGCAGCGTTTCAAGGCTCATCTTCAGCACGCCGGCCATCTGAGCGTGCGGGATGCCAATCGCCGCCATCAGCTTGATCTGGTTGCGCAGTTCCTCGCGCGGGTGCTCTTGCCCCTTCTTAGGCCGGGACATGGCGAGCCTCCGTCAGTTCTGCGAAGGTCTGGCCCGTAGCCTCTAGCGTGGCTTCCTTGCCGGTGAATTGCTGCCAGCGCTTGACGGCTACGTCCACGTACTCAGGCGCAAGCTCGATGGCGAAGCACTGACGGCCCGTCATCTCGGCGGCAATGATCGTCGTGCCCGAGCCGGAGAACGGCTCATACACCGCCTGCCCCGGCGTGGAGTTGTTCTCGATAGGGCGCTTCATGCACTCGACGGGCTTCTGGGTGCCGTGACCGTGGCCTTTGTCTTCACGCGATTTGATTTGCCAAACCGAAGTCTGACTTCTGTCGCCGCACCAGTGGCCCGTGCCGCCTTTACGCACGGCATACCAGCAAGGCTCATGCTGATATTGATAGTGGCTGCGACCAAGTGTGAAGCGATCCTTGGCCCAGATGATGTGCTGCCGGGGCTCGAACCCCGCCGCAATCAGGCTTTCGCAGACGCTTACTTGGAGCGGTCCCGGCGCGTGCCAGACATAGGCCACTTCGCCGGGGAAAAGGGTGTAGGCTTCTGACCAGTCGGCGCGGTCGTCGTTCAAGACCTTGCCAGCCTTCAACTTGTTGTCGCTGGTCCGCGTCGGGTCATAGCTCACCCCATAAGGTGGATCGGTCACCATCAGCAGCGGGCGCACGCCCATCAGCACCTTGTCCACGTCCGTTGCGACCGTGCTGTCCCCGCACAGCAGCCGGTGCTTGCCCAACTGCCAGACATCGCCCGTCGCGCTCACCGGGAACTGCGAAACTTCGGGAACCTCGTCTGGGTCCGTCAGCCCATCCGTTCCGGCGTCGGCCATCAGCGTGCTGAGCCAGTCCGCGTCGAACCCGATCAGGCCAACGTCGAAGCCGTCCGTCTTCAGTTCCCCGATCTCGACCTTGAGCAGGTCCATGTCCCAGCCCGCGTTCACGGCTAGCTGGTTGTCCGCCAGGACATAGGCCCGCTTTTGCGCCTCGCTCCAGCCGCTTGCCACAATGCACGGCACGTCCTCGATCTTCAGCTTGCGGGCTGCCAGCACGCGGCCGTGGCCGGCAATGATCCCGCCCGTCTCGTCAATCAGCACCGGGTTCGTCCAGCCCCACTCGCGAATGCTGGCCGCTATCTGCGCCACCTGTGCGTCTGAGTGCGTTCTGGCGTTGCGTGCGTAGGGAATGAGGCTGGCGACCGAACGGCGCTCAGGCGTGTCGCTAGGCCATTTCGCGCGCGTTGAGATTACAGTTTCGCCATCGTTTGAGGATTTACGCGCCATCAACGCTTAGACTTCTCGCCGCTGCACTTCCACCGCTTCCGGCTCAGGTTCAACGGGCTGTTGGGATCTGCTGCCGCCTTGGGGCTAGCGCGCTTCTGCGCGGCCGACCGTGCGCAGTAGGCGTCGCCCTTGGGGGTTCCCGGCTTGACGCGCGGACCGCCGCCCTTGGCCTCGCCAGCCTGGCCGTAAGACACCCGCTTGCCGGATGCTGTGACCTTGACGCGGGCTTTACCGGGCGCGGGCGATGCCATCACTTGCGTTTCTTGGCGGTTTTGGCAGCGGCTTTGAACGCCGCGGCGGTCGGTGCGCCTTTAGCGCCAGGCTTGCGCATGGGTTCGCCGCGTGCGCGTTTAGCTGCAATGTTTGCGTAAAGACCGGGTTTATTCGCCATCGAAAAATACCTCAATCGGGTCCGGAATGTCTTCGGCGTGGTACTCGTGCCCGATCCAAAGTTCCACCACAGCGCGCCGCGGATTGTCAAGCAAAATTGCGGTTGCGATAGGCCAGCCTCGATTAGGTTTGTAGTTTCGCCCGAACGCCAGCGTCCAGATTTCAGCAACGGCGTGGCAGGCGGTGACTTCGATTAGGCGCTGGGCCTTGCGGCGTCGCAGGTGCGAGACGTCCAGTTCGCGGACTGTTTCGATTACATGGCCGACGATGGCTTCAACAAAAGCGTCATCGACGATGTGGGGGAAGAACATCCGCTGGACGATTGAAGCGTGCAAAGGACCCGCCAGAGATTAATTTGGTTGGGGGAAACTGATCTCTGGCGGGTGGACCCCTCGTCAGCAGGCCACCGACACGGGAAAATCTAGCAAGGTTGTTTCGGGTGTCAATCCGGAACTGCGACGACGGACGCCATCGTTAAGGCCTTGGCCCGTTCCAGCAGGAACAGGATATCGCCAACGCTTCCCATGCTGGACGTCACCCATTCCTCGCCGTCCTTGTCCCATCCGAGGATCATCACGCCGTTGAGCTTGCCAATGGCTTGCGTCAGGATCGTGTCGGCTGAGATGTCTTGGGTTGTCGTAACGTTAAGCCTGATGACGTCTCCCATCAGTATGGCGCCTCGTCTGAACCGTTCGGACCCGTGACGGCGGGGATCTCATCGAACGTCACGCCGAACATCACGGGATTGCGCGTCACGTCGATGTCAGCGGGTGCTGGCGGTTCAGTGCGCGCGACTTGCAGCGCCGCGTCGGCCATAGCAAGGCGCACCTGCGCATCCGTTAGAATTTGTGTGGCTTCATTCATCCGCGTGTCGGCCAGGATCTGCGCGACACGGGCATCGTCTCGGGCGCCGTAGGCGCGGCGCAGCGCGGCGCTGGCTTCGCGGAATTCGGTGACGGCTTCGGCTTCGGTCATTGATCAGCTCCCCTTGGTTTCAACCCTTGTGCATGCTTTGCCTAAACTGGTCAACCAACTTTCGAGCAAGCTGCAATCAGGGGGACTGCACCAACGCACCACACCCTAAAGGTGTGTGGTGCACTGGTGCACCTAGTTTCCCTGATTTTGCTCGCTTTTGCCAAAAGCGCACCAAGGTGCACTTGGTGCGGTTATGGTGCACTGGTGCACCCCCCGATCATCCTCAATTGGGCCACCCATTCAGGCTGGATCAGGTGCCAGCCGTCGGTCGTGGCAGCGATGTATCCGGCCTGCGTCAGGACGTTCACCGGCCTATGGCTGGCGTTCGGGTTGAGGTAGTTTCGGACAACATTTTCCGACACCCCATCCATTAGAAAAACTGAACGAAGATCATGTCGGCTAACGTAAGGTAAGGCATCCCGCCAGACGCTCCCGCCATGCTCCCACGCGCGCCGGAATGTCTGCTGATGCTGGTGGGTCTTTGCTCCGTCCCTCTGCGCCGGCCGCCGGTCGGTGAGCGCCACGACGGCACTGCAAACCTGCTCGCCGTCCTCGTCCAGCCAGCCGGTAATCGGGACGGACATCAGCTCGGCCGTCAGGTCATCCGACAGTTCCGCGTCCTTGCTCTTGCGCTGGACGATCTGGATGGGATCGCCTTTGGCATTGCCGGGAACCACCGATATCTCGATATCCAGCGCGCCGCGCCAGGCTGACGACCCGCGCGCACGGTGCTGGGCCTCGTCTGAGACGCCTGTGTGATGGACGAGTATGACGGCGCAATCGAAGGCGGCCATCAACTCGGCGCAGGCATCCAGCATGGTTTTCGCGTCTTGGGCCTTGTTTTCGTCGCCGTTAAGAAACCTGTGCAGGGTGTCCACCACGATCACGGATGGCGTAACGGCAAGCTCGCGGACAGCGTCGACCACCCGCCGCAACCCCTCGCGCGTGTTCAGGTCGCAGCCGCCCTTGGACAACCACATGTCGAGCCGGGGAACGCCGTGATGCTGCTTCCACGCTGCGACCCGCCCGCGCAGGCCCTGGTGGCCCTCGCCAGCCAGATAAACGACAGGTCCGGGGCGGACCTTCATGCCGTTCCAAACATTAGCCCCTGACGCCATTGTCAGGACCCAATCCAACACCACAAAAGTTTTCCCGCCGCCGGATGGCCCGTGGACCATGATCAGCGCGCGGTCCTGCAACCACCCCTTGACCAGCCAGCGGATTGGAGCGGGCTGGGCCGAAAAATCGTCCGCCGGGATCAGCCATTGATCGATCGGGGGATTGAGGAGGGCGGCCAGATCATGCCCCGCGGCGCGGTAATCATTGGCATCGCCGGGGATGGGGACGAGGATAAGCCTAGCGCCGTGCTTTGCCGCGGCCTGCTCGCCATAGCGCTGGCCAACGCCAGAAAGATCATTGTCCGCCACGATCACAAGCTTGGCGGCGGGGTGGGATGCTTGGAGGGAACCGGTGACGGGGACGAGGTTGGAGGCCGAGTAGGCGACCACGCAGGGCTTGCCGGTGACTTCGTGGATGGTCGCCGCGGTGGCGAAGCCTTCCGCAACGTAAATGAGGTCGCTGTCTAAAGCGCCTACGCTCCAATAACGCCCGCCCGTGGCGCCGCCGGGGTGGTAAAGCTTCCCGCCATCAGCGTCGATGTATTGGAGGGATGACAGCGTGCCGTCAGCCGCGAACAGCGGCGCCATGAGGCGGCCGTCGCCGGTAATTCTCAGGCCGTGGGCGGCAACGCCCT